GTCCACTGCGGTATACAGTGGAGACTGATCGAACCTTGACAACTTCATAAGCCGTTGAGACCGACTGCTGATGCAGCGAACGTTTCGCCTTGGTGGGAGAGCTGAGCATGACTCAGACACAGCCATGGAGATGCACAGTTTAGGTAGGCGTTGAATCCACTTGACCAGCAGGGATGTCAACACACCGGAAGCACACGGGTTAACTGCTCATGCTTACCTATGGATAGCCAGCTATCACATGTACTTCAACTTGTACACATAGGTATTGTCCTACACGGACACACATTCAACTTATTCTTTCAATTCTTTATGTTCAACAACTTCTTCAACAACACAGTTGTATCACACGGTCACTCTGATTGTGCTGATCGTATTGTCGCTAATGTCAAGGACGCTACCGCAACTGTTTACTACACTAACGGTACTGTCTACCTGTACACTAGCGTATCACGTCGTGCATTGATCAACCTAATCATTAACGACAACATCAGCCTTGGACGCTGGATCAATGATGTACTGCTGTATAACAACAGCAAGTGTGCACAGTTTGGCACATATGATCTCGTATATTCTGCCTAAGTATCACATAGAAGCCGTTATGATGGCGCTTATGTAACACATAGCACGTAAAGCGTGGACCTAGGTGCAACTCCCGGGCTATGTATTGTACCAATGTGTACAAACTTTGTTCTTTATTTACTCAACAAAATGACTACACTCAATTCACATTCTGACATTGCAACACGTCAAGAAAGACTAGCAGGTAATGAGTTACTTGACTATGTCAAGGATACCTCTGAGCTTACACATAAGCAGAGATGTCTTGGTGCTGGTTACATCCAAGCTACCAAATACGAGGACGGCACTGATAAGCCTGCCTTCACTGATTTCTTCGAGGCTATCATTGAGGCAAAAAATGATGCTTATGTTCCCGACAAAACCATGAACGGTGCTGATTGGTACGATTCATTGACTGAAGAACAGCAAGAATTGTATGATGCCATCGAGGACATGTGTCCAGAGTTCACCAAGTTTGATGCTGAACAGTGTCAAGAATTCATGGACGAGTTAGATGACCGGGGTATCACTACCTCTGAGCAATTTGAGTGTGCTTACGTGTATCAAACAGATGCACACAATGCAGAGGCTGAGTATGCACAGCACTACTGCGAGGAGATTGCCTGCATCGATCAGTTTGCAGATGCTGGCATGTTGTCAATGATTGTTATTGATTGGCAAGCAACTTGGGATTGTTCACTCAGGTATGACATGAACACCATTGAGTTCGATGGTGAGACGTACTTCTTCCAAAACCTTTGATCAACCTATCCACTAAGGTATTACTCATGACTTTTAAATTCACCCTTGAATCAGAACTTAACGAGGGTAAGTTTACCTTCGTTACTGTTGAGGATTGTATTGACATGGATGATGCAATCAATCACATCCAAAGTGAGTTTCCGTATCACACTATTGAATACATCAATCAAATCGTGGAGGTTAACTAATGACTGATTACACACAACTCCACGAGAACGTGGACTCATGGTATGACTACTTGAATGATTCGTATGAACATTCTAAGCCTGATACATTTGGCGATAGTCATTACCCACGATTTAATCAATATATTTATTGTTATCTTTCTTGTATTGAGGAATTTTCTAATGATGTGGAATGAATCAACAATCATCCTTGCAATCATAGGAATGATTGGTCTATTTAGTACGGCTACTATATGGCAGCGTGCTAACAAAATCACACACAACTACTACAAACGAGGACGCTAATTGGCACTGCTAGGTAAAGTTCGTTATGACGATTACGAGGTCATATTAGAAGATAACGCTGGCGACTTGCACACTATGTATGTCGTAGCTCCTGATTCTGAACATGCCGCATGGTCAGCGTTGGAGCTATCCACACAGCAGAAATGTACACTTAAGAATGTAAAGGTCTGCGATGAGTGGTAAGTATTACCCTAATAACTGGGACGCTATTCAAGAAGCTCCAAGTGAATACTTTGAAGAATGTAGCTATGACGATTTTGCTACATGGAAACTAAACGGATGGGAAATTCCATCCAGTATTACGTGCATTTTAAGAGCACAACACATGGACACTGGCAAGGTCAATGAGCATGTTTATCGGTGTCCGAAACGTGCTGTTAAGCGCCTAATTAAATACATGGACACGGGTGACTATGAAGTCACGGTTTGTAATCACGATTCTATTTCTATTGTTGTAAACAATGACACAAATGCAAATTGAAGCTCTGACTACTGAAGAATTTTCTTATTTTCTTAGTTATGGAGAACTTGAAACAGAAGAGGACCTTGAGCTAGGATTTTTAATGAAGCTTTTGAAAGGTTATGAAACGTGTGACAGTGATGATGAGCGAAAACTGCCACAAGGTCTTAAAAATGTATGCAGTACTCAAAAATATGACTATATCTGAAGTGTCATATTCCATGATGCGTGCACATATACACAAAGAAGCAAATGAAAATGAACAAGTGAAAACTATCCTGGATTTTCACGGGATTAGTTTAGATAACATTGTTGAATAGCGCAGCCCAGACCTTCAGATTCAACTGGGCTTTACATATGTTTACCTATCACATTGGATTTTTACATTGGGTTCAACGACACTTTCCGATATGACATTTGGACACAAGGACGCACATTAACTGTACACTGTGGTATGCTGATTTTGGAGATCAGTCTCAAGCGTGGACCCACTCAAACGAAGTCAAACCGATGATCAACTGAGTCTCCTGCTCACTGCGTGGGAGACCTTGCGAATCTCACATAGGGAGATACCTGCACAAGCTGTCACTGTTCTTCTCTACGTTGCTTCACACAATCCCTGTCATAAGCAAGCGATAGAAGAAGATCAGAATCTGACTACTGCGTCATGTTCAAGGATGTTGGGCTTTATCCATGACGGACCATCACGTAAAGGTGTAAAAACACCCGGTCTTGGTCTTGTCATTAAGTACACGGACCCTTCCAACAAGCGCAGACAACTTGTGAAGCTATCACCTAAAGGTGAGCAACTTGTAAAACTCATCAAACAAACCATCTATGGATGAGATCAAGACATGGCAACATGCCGTGGATTACACATTCAAAACACGAGACACATGGAGGCATGGCAATGGAGCAAAAACTTCAGCCATCAACTGCAATCATTTCACCCGATTGCGAGGTGCAAGTTTCCCTATTAAGCGCATCACACAACCAATCCTCAATGGAGTATGTATTGAGCTTGAAGATGAAGGAAAGTCAGATGCAACTATTAACCGAGTTGTGTCAGCAGTTTCTACAGTCCTCAATCACCTTGCATTCGATGAAGTAATCGAGAACGCACCTAAGTTTAGGAGACGTAAGGAATCAGAAGGACGTGTGTTGTGGTACACCAAAGATGAGGTTCACAACTTATCACTTTTATCCACTGACGTATTCGAGCGTTATGACCTCGCGGACATCATCAATGTTGCTGCTTACACAGGTATGCGACAAGGTGAGCTGTTAAAGATACGTAAGAAGGACATTGATCTTGTATCTAATCGGATACATGTTGGTGGTGTACCTAATCAAATGACTAAAGCCAAGAACTGGCGAGCTATCCCTATTCATGAATCAATCATGAACATAGTGGTAACTAGATGTTCAGAGGCCAACAGGTCTGATGTTCAGTTATTCGGTGACGAATGGCGAGACAAAGATCAACTCTTACGTGCTTTCAAAAAGGTCAACAAACTATTACCTAAGGATGAAGCCTATGTCTTCCACACCTTACGACACAGTTACGCAACATGGCTCGCTGAAGCTGGAGTCCCTATCAGGTCCATCATGGCGCTGTGCGGACACAAGAGAATCGAGACGACTTTACGATATGCAAAGGCTACAGATGCAGCACTCACGGACGCGATGGCTGCTATCTGAGCGCGACTAATGGTCGCTCTGCTAGGCTCTTTCAGTTCCGAAGCACAGAGATTCTCAATGAGTCTCATCGCTGGAATCCACACGCGGATGTGGCGGAATTGGTAGACGCGCTAGTTTCAGGTTCCTGAGCGAATCCTGAACGCTGACGTATATATGCAGGATAAACACCTGCTACGTCAGTCATACCAACGTGTACACTCCGGTATAATAGTAATCACCGGATCTAGCGAGGAATACTTATTGGCAACACCATCACAGATTGATGAGCAAGTTCAATTCGAGCGTGATGCAATACGTCATGGACTCGAACGTTTACGTAAAAATACTAGAGATCTTGAAAGCAAAACATATGCATCAGCAACAGTTTATGGATGCAGCAGTATTACAACTCTTCTTCCTTTAGTCATCAAGCGTATCGAGGATACCAATAAGCGCATACGTGAAGGTTGTATTGGCAAGTCATTTAAAGAGATTCATCAATATCTTGAGCCTATCGATGCTGGTGCCGCTGCTGCTATTGCACTGAAGATTACCTTCGACAAGGTATTTGCTCAAAGAGATAAAAGCAATAAGTTGGTAACTATATGCGAAGCTATTGGTCTTGCTGTTGAACAAGAAGCGCAGATGCAATTCTATGAGAATAATTGCCCTGGTTTGCTAGCTGTTCTTAAAAAGAATTACTGGCACAACACAACAGGAACACAGCAGAAGTTTGTCGTCATACGTACACTCATTCAACGTTATGACGTTCCTCAATGGACTAAATGGGCTGCTGATATACGTGTAAAGCTTGGTGGCTGGCTGCTTGATTGCATCATGGCATCTAGTGGTTGGTTTATGAAGATAGATAACAGAAAAGGATGGCGAAGCGAAGTATGTATTGAACCAACTCCCGAGTTCATAAAGATCAAAGACGAGGTAATGGCTAACGCTGAGCTGTTCAGTCCTATTGCCTATCCAATGCTAATTGAGCCTAATGACTGGACCAATGAAAGGCAAGGCGGTTACCTATTAAACGAGGTAATGCGTGGTCACGACATGGTTCGACGCGGTATGGACCCTATACAGGGAGAAACACCGATCCAATTCTTGAACAAGATTCAAAAGGTTGGATACAAACTAAATACACTCATTGTCGATGTTGCTGAAACATTGATGGAGAGAGGATATGTAGTTGGTAAGTTTGTCCCTATCGTAGAGATACCTCTACCACCTAAGCCTGCTGATATTGCTGAGAACTATGACTCACGCAAACAATACAGGCGTGATGCTGCAGAGGTAATGAACCTCAATGCTGCATCATTCAAGAAGTCATGTAGAACACGCATGACAATGGAAGCAGTAAGAATGTTCAAGGACAAGAAGGAGTTCTTCATCCCGTGGTCATTTGACTATCGTGGACGTGCCTATCCCATCCCTGCTTTCCTAACACCTCAAGATACTGACTTTGGTAAATCATTACTGAAGTTCAGTGAGGAAGCATTCATGACGCCAGAAGCTGAGGAATGGTTAGCTTTCCAAGTTGCAACTACTTATGGGCTTGATAAAGCACCTATACACGAACGTATAGATTGGGTGCAAAAGAATGATGCGGTGATTTCTGCGGTCGCTCAAGATCCCATAGGTAACTTGTCAATTTGGGAAGCAGCTGAAGAGCCTTGGCAATTCCTGGCTGCATGTGATGAATACCACCATTGTGTCATTAACTGTGATCGAAATTACACTTCTCTGCCAGTTGCAACTGATGCCACCTGCAGTGGTCTACAAATACTCGCCGGACTATGCCGAGACGCAAGAACTGCAAGTCTTGTCAATGTCTTGCCAGGAGAAAGACCCGCAGATGCCTACGCAGTCGTCGCCGAGCACGCTAAACCAAACGTCCCTGAGTCTATAAGACCTTACATGGACAGAAAGACGGTCAAAAGGGTCGTTATGACTGTTCCATACAATGCCAAACCTCATAGCAATCGTGGATATATCCGTGATGCTTTGAAGGAGAAAGGTATTGAGGTTAGTAAGGACGACCTGACTGCAACTGTTAAAGCCGTCAGGAATGCCATGGATGAGGTTGTACCTGGTCCTATGGCAGCAATGAAATGGATTGAGACTGAAGTTGGTAAAGCTATCAAGCGAGGAGCTACACATCTTGAGTGGGTAACACCATCAGGATTCATTGTTACTCAGAAACTAAACAAGAAATTAGTTGAAAAAGTGACACTGCAGTTGCTTGGCAAAGTACAGATAACCGTTGCCACAGATGATAGCGACAAGGTTGATCTTGGTCATCACAAGAACGCTACAGCACCTAACTTAATCCACTCCTTAGATGCATCCCTTCTACACCTATCTGCATTACGCTTCGACGCTCCGATTTCCCTCATACACGACTCGGTTTTATGTCGTGCTACTGATATGGGTACTCTTTCATCCATCGTACGTCAGGTATATATGCACTTATTCGCTGAGAATTCCTATTTGGAATCTTGGGCTACACAAATAGGTGCTGAAACAAAACCACCGATTATTGGAGACCTTGCACCGGAATCCGTAATTGAATCCACTTATTTTTTCTGCTAAATGCCACGCAACATTATTAAAACTGAACAGCCTGTCATCCTCGAAGGTTTTCAAGCTGTACTTAAGCCGAGTAAATTTGGTTATTCTCTTGCTACTACTGTTGGTCAAGATGTAATTGATACACTCGAAGATGATCGGATTGAAACCCTTAAATGGTGTGAATCCAAATTGAAGAATCCTAAGCGCAGTGTATGTAAGCCTGAGCCATGGGAGGAGGTATCCAATGGACAATACAAAGTCAAGTTCTCATGGAATGAGACCAACAAGCCACCTATTGTTGACACTGAAGGAACTCCAGTTACAGACGAGTCAACACCTCTATATTCTGGGTCAAAGGTCAAGGTCGCGTTCTATCAGAAGCCATACATTCTCAAGGATGGCACTACTTATGGCACTTCACTTAAACTTGTGGGTGTGCAGATTGTGTCTCTCAACTCTGAAGCAGGAGTTGACACAGGAGACATGAGTACAGACGATGTTGCTGCATTGTTTGGCAACACACAAGGCTATAAAGCAGCTGATCCAAATGTAACTTCTACTGAAGAATCAAATGACTCTGACTTCTGAAGATCAAGGACGCTTGAACTTATTCGCAAAAGAACCACCAATGAAAAGTATGGACATCACTGAAACACACAATGAAAAGGCTGAAAAGCTTAATGGACGCTTGGCTATGCTTGGTATGGTCGCGGCACTGGGTGCATACGCCTTTACCGGCCAGCTCATTCCTGGGATCTGGTAATGGCTTTTCGGTCAGGACTAGAGGAGAAAGTCGCTGATCTGATGGTTGACTTGGGAATTGAATATGAATATGAATCAAAACAAATTCCCTACACGATTGAGCATATTTACACTCCTGATTTTCTTCTGCCTAACGGCATCTATCTTGAGTGCAAAGGGTACTGGGAGGCTGAGGATCGTCGGAAGATTAAAGCCGTCAAACAGCAGCATCCAGAGATCGATCTAAGGATGGTCTTTCAAGCACCCTTTAATACCATTAGTAAAAAATCTAAGACTACGTACGCACGATGGTGCGAGAAAAATGAAATACTATGGGCCAGCTTCGGAAACATTCCAGGAGAATGGTTCCTCTGAGTTTATAAGACATGAAGCATGTCCTAGCTGTGGCTCATCTGACGGCTTAGCTGTCTATACAGATGAGCACACTTTTTGCTTTGTTTGTCAGGAATGGTCTCCCGGCAACGATACTGTTGTTACTAAAAAAAGCGTTATGACCACCCATTACAAAGGTGTCGCCACCCGTTTGGATAAACGCGGACTTAGTGAAGCAACCTGTGAAAGGTTTAAGATTTACCGAGATGGTGATACCTTACGATTCCATTATCACAATGAAGACGGACGACTTATTGGTGCAAAAACACGCACCCTAAATAAAGTCTTCTCCTATGAAGGTGAGACTGATGGACGATTCTTCGGTCAGCATCTCTGTCGTGGACATGGCAAGAGAATTGTAATTACTGAAGGAGAACTAGATGCAGCTACCTATGGTCAAATACGACCAACATGGGATGTTGTATCACTACCTAATGGAGCAACCAGTGCAAGAAAATCAGTACAAAAGAACTTCGAGTTTCTTCAAAATTATGAAGAAATTCTCCTTTGGTTTGACAATGATGAGCCAGGCTGTGATGCGTCTAAAGCAGCAGCTGGTGTCTTACCACCTGGTAAGGTTTCCATCGCAAAATTAGAGGCTTATAAAGACCTCTCAGACGCATTACAAGCAGGAGATTATGCTGCAATAGATGATGCGTTTAACAGCAGGTCATTTTACAGACCTGACGGAATTGTAGAAGGCAAAAGTCTTCTAAACGAAATTACTACACCTAATCCACCTAACGATCATGACTATCCATTCGACGGTCTTCAAAGACTTACACACGGGATCAGGTATGGAGAGCTTGTTACAATCACTGCGGGATCTGGTATTGGCAAGTCCAGCTTCTGTCGTGAACTTGCAACTTCTCTACTTAAAAGAGGAGAACGAGTTGGTTACTTGGCTCTTGAGGAGTCAAATAGGAGAACCGCTTTAGGCTTGATGTCTTCTGCGATAGGTAAAGCATTACATCTAGGAGAACCTACACATGAAGAACTTACGGAAGCGTTCGATTCTACGATGGTTGATTGGAATCTCTATTTGTTTGATGGCTTCGGCTCCTACGATCCTGATGTTATATATAGTCGCATTGAGTATCTTGCTCAGGGTCTAGATTGCCGAGTCATATTTCTTGATCACCTATCCATTTTGTTGTCTGGTCTCGAAGGAGATGAGCGACGAATGATTGATGCAACCATGACAAAACTAAGGTCATTGGTTGAACGTACTGGAATTGCCCTGTTCCTTGTATCACACTTACGTCGCTCAGGAGGCGACAAAAATCATGAAGAAGGAGCACGAGTCACACTCGGTCAATTGCGAGGATCTGCTGCTATTGCTCAACTCAGCGATAGTGTCATTGGATTGGAGAGAGATCAACAGTCCGACAAAGATGGAAGTTCTACGACAGTTAGAGTCCTTAAAAATCGTTATTCAGGCGAAACTGGCGTAGCCTGTACACTCGCGTATGATTTAGAAACTTGTAAGTTTAATGAAACAGAACCAGAAGAAGAATTTAACCCATCAACAGATTTCTGAGTACATAGAGATGAACAAACACTTTGAAGAAGAAGGTCTAGCTTTTCGTATTGCTGTGCCTGAATTAAACAAACCTAAACCACCTACTGAGGAGGCTATCAAGCGAGCACAGTTCGTTGATAAGACCTACGTATGGACAGGGAAGTGAGTCTTGTTTTTGATTTAGAGACTAATGGGTTTCTAAGAGATGTATCTACTGTTCACTGTCTAGCTATTCATGATCTCGATACTGAGAAAACTATCACATACAACGACACGGGTTCTCAGGAGCCTGTTGTACGTGGGATACAACGACTCCAGGATGCTGATCTGGTTATCGGGCACAACATTATTGGCTACGATCTTCCTGTTATTCGGAAACTTTACGGTTGGTTTAAGTCTCCTGGTATCACTATTGATACTTTACTTTTATCTAGGTTATACCATCCGGATATGATCAAGGTAGACAAGAAACATAATTGGAAGCATATGCCGTTGAAGTTATACGGCAGACATTCTTTAGAGTCCTACGGTTACAGATTAGGTGAATTTAAAGGTTCATTCGGTGCCAGTTCTGATTGGAAAGACTGGTCACAAGAGATGGAAGATTACTGCATACAAGATGTACACGTCACCACCAAACTTTGGAAACACTTTACACCATACCTGAATGGATCTCGTTAGAACATCGAGTTCAGGAAATACTTACTCAACAGGAGATACATGGCTGGCGATTTGATGAACCTGCTGCATGGAAACTTACATCGACTCTCGAACAAGAACTTCGAGACACTCAAGAGATACTTCGACGGCGACACCCTTACGTTAGAGGAGGAGAATTCACTCCGAAACGAGATAACCGCACACAGGGATATGTCAAGGGTGCACCCATTACTCGACTGAAAGAATTTAATCCAACCTCAAGAGATCACATTGCATGGATATTGCAAACATACTATGGCTGGATTCCGATCCAGCTGACAACTACTGGGAAACCTATCATCGACGAAGTGATTCTGAAAGAGATAGGGTCAGAGATTTCTATGATGTTTCTGAGATGTTTGACGGTAACGAAAATGCTTGGTCAAGTCTCTCAAGGCGCGAACGCTTGGCTGAAGCTATGTACGACTAATGGCAGATTACATCATCATTGCAGTGTATCTACTAATACCCATCGTTGTGCTCATCGTAATCCAAACCTCGCCCAAGTAAATTCTGATGTAAGATTTCGACGACTCTTTATTCCAAGCGAAGGTCTCACTATGGTCGGCGCTGACTTGTCTGGGATTGAGCTTCGTATGCTCGCTCATTACCTTGCTCGTTATGACGAAGGGAGATACGCAAAGTTATTACTTGAAGATGACATCCACCAAGTCAATGCCGACAAAATTGGAATTTCAAGGCGACAAGTAAAAACCGTAAGCTACGCAATGCTGTATGGAGCGGGTGATGAAAAAATAGGACATTCTTATGACCCACAACTATCAACATCAGCTGCCAAACGCAAAGGTAAAGAGATTAGATCAGCATATGTGGAAGCTATTGAAGGACTCGGTGAACTCTTGGAAGCAATTAAGAAAGTTGCGGAACAAGGCTCCATACGATCTCTCGATGGAAGAAAAATTGCGGTTGATTCACCTCACAAGGCATTAAATTTCTTGCTTCAGAGCGGAGCCGCCACGATCGCTAAACGATGGATGGTGATCAATCAAGACCACATAAAAGAACTAAAGCTTTGCTGTAGTCAGTTAGCTTTTGTACACGACGAATTACAATTTGAAGTAGAACCAAAACATGTCGAAGATTTACGTTCATCCTTGGTACTTAGCGCTATCGAGGCTGGAGAATACTACAACTTACGGATTAAAATCGAAGCAGAAGCAGTGCAAGGAGATAACTGGAGTACTACCCATTAAACCACTAAATGAAACTACTAATAGATGCTGATTACATCGTATATAAATGCTGTGCATCAGCAGAATACGACATTGATTATGGTGATGATGTAATTGTAGTTGGAAGTTCATTCAAGGAAGCCTATGGCAATACTATCCGTGAATTGAACAAAATTAAAAACCAATACTTTGATGGAGAACTAATCCTATTCTTTAGTGACTCTATCAACTTCCGTAAAATGGTTGATCCTGACTACAAGGGTCATCGTAACAGGAAGAAGCCATGCGGCTATAAGCGAGTAATAAACAAGCTTGCTGACAACTATCCATTAATCAGGATGCCTACCTTAGAAGCAGACGATGCCATGGGTATTTATGCAACATCGAATGATGACTGCATTATTGTATCTCCTGATAAGGATATGAAACAGATACCTGGTACGTTGTACAATCTAACTGAAACCTTCACTATTACTGAGCAAGAAGGATGGGAATGGTTCCTGATCCAAACACTTGCAGGTGACTCTACTGATGGTTACTCAGGAGCACCCGGCTACGGCATAAAAACTAGCGCAAAATTTTTTGCTGATAATGGATACACTTGGAATAGTGTTGTCAAAGCATTCAAACAAAAAGGTCTGACAGAAGAGGATGCTTTACGAAACGCACGTCTTGCAAAGATCCTCACCTCTAAAGACTATGACAAACAACCGATCCTCTTCAGTCCCACCGTTTCCGGTGACTGACATGACGATGGAGCAAGAGTTTAAGATGAGACAACTGGAAGACGGATTAGAGAAAGCAAGTAGAGAAGATATGATTACTATTCTACTTGCACTACAACGTCAGTGTTTTGTCTTAGGCAACAACGTTAAAAACTTATTGGCTCAATGGTAAACAAATCACCCAGTCACTACACCCGTGGCAACATTGAGGTTTGGGATTTCATTAGAGACCAAGACCTCAACTATCATCTTGGTAATGCTATTAAATATATTTGCAGAGCCGGTCACAAGTCTCCTGCAACGAAAGCGGAAGACCTTAAAAAAGCTATCCACTATCTTGAAAATGAACTCCAACACACGCCATTGTGTCAGTCAGTCACTATCCGATCAAGCAATGCAGTTTCGGCTGGCTTATGGGACCCAGAACTCATTGGAGAACCGGACTATGCAACTGGCTTTGATCGCTGAAGAGTTTGAAGAGTTTAGATCAGCTGTTAATAATGAGCCGTACGAAAATGAATTAAAAGAACTAGCAGATCTTGTGTATGTCTGCTTTCAATATGCAGAGAATATGGAATGGGATTTAGAGGAGGCTTTGGATCGTGTCCATAAATCAAACATGTCAAAGCTTGGTCTGGATGGTAAGCCTATTCGACGAGCAGATGGCAAGGTCTTAAAAGGACCAGAATATCAACCACCTAATTTGAAAGATCTAGTAAATGCCTAATCTTATCTCCCGCACCGGAAGGGTGCAATCTTGGATCGATGATCCCGAAGGACGCTTGCCAGTGTCCTGCACAGTATTTGTTGTTGAAGACTCAATGGAGGGTCCTAATGGAATCGAAGACTCATGGCGTTTCGCCTCTCATGCACTCCGTAATGGCGCTGGATGCGCGATCCACCTTTCAAGACTACGACCGAGAGGAAGCGACAATGGCAGCGGACTTATTGCTTCAGGTCCAGTATCGTTTGGAAGGATTTATAGTAGCCTCAATGAAACTCTCAGACGTGGAGGAAAATACAAGAACGGTGCGATAGTTCTCCACCTTGACGCATCGCATCCTGACATCAATGAGTTCATCACCACACCACGTGAGCAACTGCCATGGGTGAAGCGATGTGTAAACATCACTGATGAATGGTGGAAGGATATGTCTGCCAATACAAAAGCAAAACTATTACAAGCAATCAAAGCCGGTGATGTCTGGCTGAATAAAGTTAAGTATGAAGGAACAAAGAGAATACGTGGAAACGTTTGCCTTGAAGTGTACCTGCCAAGTCGCGGGACTTGCTTGTTACAGCACGTCTGTCTTGGAGCCTGTACATATGAAGACATCCCAAAAGCTTACCGTGTCGGGATGCAAGAACTTTGTGAGTTACATGCAAAGACAGGTGTTGGAGAGACTGGAGAGTACCTACCTTCTACCTCTGATCGACAGGTTGGACTTGGAGTATTGGGTCTCGCAAATCTCTTGCGGAGATACAACGTTAGTTACGAGCAATTTGGACGTGCACTTGAACACTTCAATAACAACGACACCAGAGCAACCGTTGCCTACGAGCTAGTCACACGCATTGCTCAAGGCATCAAGGAAGCCTCTGAAATAGCTCGCCAACACAATATGGTTCGAGCGTTTGCTATCGCTCCCACAGCGTCTTGTAGCTACCGCTCACAGGACACTGACGGGTTCACTTGTACTCCTGAGATCGCACCACCTATTGCACGGACAGTTGACCGTGATTCTGGAACCTTTGGTGTTCAAACTTATGATTATGGCGAAGTAGAAATCGCATCCGAAGTTGGATGGGATAACTACAAAGCTGTTGCTGACGGTATTATGAAACTGTACCAAAGCAGTGGACTTCTTCACGGATACTCTTTTAATTGGTGGTCAGATATGGCAACAATGAATGAGGAATTTATTGAAGAGTGGCTACGGTCTCCACAAACCTCTCTTTATTATAGCCTCCAAGTAATGGGTGATGTACAAGATAAGTCTGATGCATATGCTGCTCTTGATGATGCAGATGTAGATGAATACTTGGCAAACCTATTCGAGGAGCAACCGATTGAACCTCAAAGTGATTGTGCAGAATAACAATGAACCCTTACGAAAAATTGATGGCGCGAAAGCGCAAATGGACACCTGTAAAACCAGTTGCAGGTACATGCCGGGAAGGCGCGGAAGAATCAATACACCGTGCTCTTGCCTTAAGGCATATGGAACTACCTGTGGGAGATTTTATAACTGATGCCTTGGCTACTGAAGTGCCGTCTGTGGCACGCGACCTACTCCTCTCAAACGTCACCGACGAAGAGAATCATGACCTGGCTCTCGGTTACATCGCCGATGCTTACGGTGTGGATGACAGGGCAGAAGCAGAAGCACTTAAACTTAGAGAAGCGTGGATGGCGCATCCAGATCACACTGTGCTCAAAGCCATGGTCGCTGAGCGTGCAATCTTCTTCGTACTTCTCCCCTTTTTTCGGTGGAATGGTGACGCTGGAATGCGTACCGTATCCGCCGACATCTCAAGAGATGAACAGATTCATGTTGCAGCGAACTCTCTCGTGTGTGCGGAATTGGGACTCAGACCGTCTCCTTCCTTGGATAAACTCAGAAAAGCCACAATTAACTGGGTGATGCAACCACTTGGAAAAAATAGTGAGGTCAGATATTTAGACAAAAAATTTTGGCTGGATAGTAGCGATAACCTGATGTATCAGGGTAAAGCTCCCGAGTTTTCTGCCACTAAGGCTGCTCGTATGCCTGCTTTCTTTGAACATTCTAATGTCAACCTCCCTCAATATGCTTGAGACCGTTGGTCTACAAGCTACTGCCATTTTAAAAGAAATGGACGAAAACTTTCCACCTGTACAACCTACACCATACGACAAAATAGAAAAGATCATGTATCAAGCCGGTCAACGGTCGGTAGTCGAATGGTTTAAACAACAAATGGAAAATTAACATGTGTATTCCAAAAAAAATCAAGATGGAAACCCCTGAACCACCGGAACTTCCACCTGCAATGCCTGCACCTGCAATGCCTTTTCAGCAATCAGCTGATAGAGCTGTATCTTCTAGAACTTTGAAGCCGTATGGTGTCACACCTGATATTCGTATTGGCTCAGGTAAAAAAAATACTAGTCCACGTGCTCGAAATAAGACATCTCAAGGAATGTCAGGATCATTGAGTATTAGTGGTAACAAAGGACTAAACATATGAGCTGCCGTCAAAGATACAACGAGTTACAAAGTGAACGTCAACAGTTCCTGGACATTGCTTACACTTGCTCACAACTGACGCTGCCATATTTGATTTCACGGGATGGTGAGAACTCATCTCATCAACCATTAAAAACACCTTGGCAAAGTGTGGGAGCTAAAGCATGTGTGACATTAGCATCAAAATTGATGTTAGCTTTACTACCTCCACAGACAAGTTTCTTCAAATTACAAGTCAGAGATGACAAGTTAGGTGAAGATCTTGATCCTGAAATTCGTAGTGAACTTGACCTTTCGTTTTCCAAGATGGAGCGGATGGTCATGGATTCAATCAATGCATCTAATGATCGAGTGGTCGTTCATCAAGCCATCAAACATCTCATTGTAGGAGGTAACTCTCTTATCTTTATGGGAAAAGAGGGTCTTAAGAACTACCCACTGAATCGTTATGTGGTTGACCGTGATGGCAATGGTAATGTCATCGAGATTGTCACAAAGGAACTGATCAGTCGTCGTGTACTTGGTCTACCTCCAGCTGGAGAAAAGAAACCTAATGAAGTCTCTGCAGGTGGTGGGCTAAACGGTAAGACTGGCACTAATACATTCGATGATGACGTTGAGGTGTACACCCACGTCAAGCTAGATAAGAATAACGGTAGGTGGACCTGGTATCAGGAAGCAGAAGATAAGATGCTTCCAAAGAGCACCAGTACTGCACCTAAGAATGCTTCACCCTGGCTTGTTCTTCGATTTAATACATTTGATGGTGAAGCTTATGGTCGTGGAAGAGTAGAGGAGTTTCTTGGTGATCTTAAGTCACTCGAAGCACTTTCTCAGGCATTGATAGAAGGCTCTGCAGCAGCCGCTAAGGTTGTCTTCCTTGTATCACCCTCAAGTACAACTAAACCACAGACTCTGGCGCAAGCTGGCAACGGTGCAATCATTCAAGGTAGACCTGATGATGTACAAGTTGTACAGGTTGGTAAGACAGCTGACTTTAGAACAGCCTATGAAATGGCTAATCAATTAGGACAGCGTATCTCTGATGCATTCATGGTATTGAACATCAGGCAATCAGAACGTACAACTGCAGAAGAAGTACGTCTGACACAACTGGAACTAGAACAGCAATTAGGTGGGATGTTCTCACTGTTGACTGTTGAGTTCCTAAAACCATATCTTGATCGTACCTTGATGGTGCTACAGCGTAGTGGTCAACTACCTAAGCTGCCTAAAGGTATTGTCCGTCCACAAATTGTGGCCGGTGTAAACGCACTTGGTCGTGGTCAAGATAGGGAATCACTGATCCAGTTCATCACAACCATTGCTCAGACAATGGGTCCTGAATCAATTGCTAAGTTTATCAATCCTGATGAATTTATCAAACGTCTTGCTACTGCACAAGGTATCGATGTCTTGAACCTGGTGAAGAGTCTGCAAGAGGTACAAGGACAGGTGCAACAACAACAACAACAGATGGCACAGCAAGAACTTATTAAACAAGCTGGTCAGTTTGCATCAGCACCGATGGCGGATCCCACCAAGAACCCACAAGCAATGGAGATGATGAATGGACTCACAGGAAACGAAGAAGCGGACCCGGACCCGGAAGGTTAAACAACCACCTAACGAAAAGGTAGAGCTGACCGTAGAAGATGCGGTAGAAAATAAGTATGCACCTAAACCAAAAGTTGGTGCTAATCGTCCTAAGAATATTGTTAATTCAGTTGGACTTGGAAACTTAAAAGTAGAAACTGTAAATGGCTACACTGACGTATGATCCCACTCCTGCTGACAACCCTGAATTCAACGAAGCAGAGCAAGAAGCTCTAGCGATTGGTGAACAGGCTGCAGCAGATCAGCAACAGATGCTGGCAGGTAAGTTTAAAGATGCTGAAGCATTAGAACAAGCTTACATCGAGCTACAAAAGAAACTAGGTGAAACAGATGACAGCGAAGAAGGGTTGCAAGAGCAGCAAACCGACGACGAAGAAACAGAGCAAGAAGTATCGCCAGCAGCTGAACTGATTGGCAATGCCTCCAAGATGTATGCAGAAACAGGTGAACTAACACCTGAAGTACTAGAAGAGTTTAACTCTATGTCTAGTGCTGACCTAGTTAATGCCTACATGGAGATGCAAGGTAACTTACCTGCAACACCATCAGCAGACTTAACAGAATCTGAAGTTAATCAGATCAAAAATAATGCTGGTGGTGAAGAAGGTTATCAACAACTAATGACGTGGTCAGGAGAAAACCTAGATCCTTCTGATGTAGAAGCCTTTGATCAACTTGTAGATAGTGGTAATGCACGTCTTATCAAGTTAGCAGTCTCTGGTCTTAAAGCAGAGATGGAAAAGTCAGTAGGTTTTGACGGAGAAATGGCTACAGGTCGTGCTCCTTATCAACAAGCTGATGTATTCCGTAGTCAGGCAGAAGTTGTAGAAGCTATGTCTGATCCACGTTATGACAGAGACCCTGCCTATCGACAGGATGTATTTGAAAAACTAGATCGTTCTAACATTAATTATTGATCATGAATGATACACTAAACTTTTTTTCATATGAATTTCAAGACAAAGTTGCGTTAGAGAGACGTGCAGATAATCTTGAATCATCAATTGAGTTCTTTGAAAAGCGTATTGAACGCCTATCCACTGGTGTTGTACGTACTTGGAAAACAAATAGACTAGAGTCAGTTACTGAACGTCTTATTGCTGCTCAAGATGAACTCAACTTTGTTAACGATGAACTTACGTTCTACCAAAATGTAGTAGAGCTACCACTCGATGACTTTGATATTGCTCTGAGCACATCAACTCTTAGTAACGGTCGGGCATTTACATCAGCAACAGTATCAATCAATGACTCACTCTTTGATGATACATTTGAATCTGGTGATCAACTAAGTGTAGTTGCTTCTGCTTCTAAACGACGTAGAGGACGAACCTCTAGATTCAAAACCCTTCCGATTGATATAAACGAAGGTGCTGGTGGAGAAGGTTCTTATACCTTTGGTGGTACAGGGCTTGGTTCTATGGTAACTAAATATGATAACTTCACTATTGAATTTGTTAATAGCGATGGAGATACCATTCATTCACAAGAATGGAATGTAACTAATACAATTTGATTAACAGACTTTAGATGGCTAAAAATGTAAGTCTCAAGATGGGTACTCATAAGTCACGCTCTGGAGGTCTAACAGCTAAAGGACGTGCCAAGTACAACAAAGCTACAGGATCTAATCTGAAGGCGCCACAGCCTGGTGGAGGAGCACGTAAGAAGTCCTTCTGTGCACGGATGGGTGGTGTTAAAGGACCAATGAAAAAACCCAACGGTAAACCTACAAGGAAAGCGTTGGCTCTACGTAAATGGAAGTGTTAATTATGCCCCAAGGAAAAGGTACATACGGAACTAAAAAAGGTCGTCCACCTAAGAAAGGAGCTAAAAAGTAATGGCAGCTAAGAAAGGACTTTATGCAAACATTCACGCCAAGCGTAAGCGTATTGCTTCTGGCAGTGGAGAGAAGATGAGGTCACCTGGATCAAAAGGTGCACCAACAGCTAAGAACTTCAAGCGTTCAGCTAAAACAGCTAAGAAAAAGTAATCACAGTGTGGTGGGTGGGAAGGTTCAACACTGAAATTAATTATGGTCGCAACAGCAACAACAATTACACAACAAAAATCCTCATGGGATTACTTTTGTGAGTGGGTGACGTCCACAAATAACCGTCTATATGTAGGGTGGTTTGGTGTCCTGATGGTGCCATGTCTACTCGCCGCTACAACCTGTTTTATTATTGCTTTTATCGCAGCACCACCTGTTGACATTGATGGAATTAGAGAACCAGTCGCCGGAAGTCTCCTCTACGGAAATAATATTATCTCCGGAGCAGTCGTACCCTCAAGTAACGCAATCGGACTCCACTTGTATCCCATCTGGGAAGCAGCCTCTCTTGATGAATGGCTCTACAACGGAGGACCTTTCCAACTTGTCGTCTTCCATTTCCTCATTGGTATCTGGTCTTACATGGGACGCGAATGGGAACTTAGTTATCGATTAGGAATGAGACCATGGATTTTCGTAGCTTACTCCGCGCCTGTAGCAGCAGCTACGGCAGTTTTCTTGGTTTATCCTTTTGGACAGGGCTCCTTCTCGGATGCTATGCCTCTTGGTATTTCTGGAACCTTTAATTATATGTTTGTGTTCCAAGCTGAGCACAACATCCTGATGCACCCCTTCCACATGATGGGAGTAGCAGGTGTTTTCGGTGGCTCACTGTTCAGTGCTATGCACGGTTCATTGGTCACTTCCTCACTCGTACGTGAAACTACTGAATCTGAATCACATAACAATGGATACAAGTTTGGACAAGAAGAAGAGACCTACAACATTGTTGCCGCACACGGCTATTTTGGTAGGCTTATTTTTCAATATGCTTCTTTTAACAATAGCCGCTCTCTTCACTTCTTCCTGGCAGCATGGCCTGTCGTCGGCATCTGGTTTACCAGCCTCGGCGTCAGTACCATGGCCTTCAACCTCAACGGATTTAACTTTAATCAATCCATTGTTTCACGTGAAGGTCATGTTATCAACACCTGGGCAGACATCCTCAATCGTGCCAGCTTAGGCATGGAGGTAATGCATGAAAGAAATGCACATAACTTCCCTCTTGATTTGGCTTCTGTTAGCAGCACTCCTGTTGCTATCAAAGCTCCAGTAATTGGTTAATTTTATCTAGTACGTTCAACCTTAATTGGTCGCATATCTACCACGCATGGAACGGGGCGTGGATTACTAGGTACTCTATTATGTCTATGAATCTCATTCGTTTTCTCGCAAAGCAGCAGAAGAAAGCTCAGCGTTATCACGTTGATGCTCTGCGCTATCGCGGTGTGATTTATAAAGAAATTGGCTGAGTAAAAGCTCACAGGGAGGTGCAAGTCCTCCCGTCAATATTGGTAGAGCCTCCAAGGAGACAACTCTGCCGTGCACGGTAATGAAAAGACCTTAACATTTTCAACAAAAATTTTGCTAGCAAGAAAGACGATAACAATTTCAATTTATTTTTTAAAATGGCTAATACTACAATTACTCCAATTGGTTCTATTAATCAGAACCCGACTTCCCTTGGTCTTACCCAAGGTGGAGCAAACTATGATGCTAAGTATGCAACTTACCTCAAGTTGTTCTCTGGCGAGATGATCAAAGCTTACGAGTCTGCCTGTATCGCTAAAGGTACAGTTCAGTCACGTACTCTCCGCAATGGTAAGAGCCTTCAGTTCATCTATACCGGACGAATGGAAGCTGGATATCACACACCTGGCACGCCAATCCTAGGTAGTGGTGATCCTCCGGTGGCTGAGAAGACAATCATCATGGATGACCTGCTGGTTTCCAGCGCCTTCCTGTATGACCTTGATGAGACCCTCGCTCACTACAGCCTGCGGTCTGAAATCTCTGCCAAGATCGGTCACGCCCTGGCTGAGGCATACGACAAGAAGATCTTCCGTATGATCGCTAAGGCTGCGCGTGAAGCACATCCTGTAACCGGTGCTAGTGGCGGCAGTCCTGAACCAGGTGGCTCTGTGATCAAGCTGGGTACTGGTAATGAGTACAACGCACAAGCACTTGTGGATGGTTTCTTTGAAGCCGCTGCAATTCTTGATGAGAAGAACGTACCTTCCGCTGGTCGCTTCGCAGTCCTGGCTCCACGGCAGTATTACGCGCTCGTATCGCAGGTTGACACAAATATTCTTAACCGTGATTTTGGTGGCTCACAAGGCAGCCTGAATAGTGGTGAAGGTCTCTATGAGATCGCTGGTATCTCCATCCGTCGTTCTAACAACCTGCCTTTCTTGGCTGGTTCTGTTAGCCGTGTTGATGGTGAGAACAACGATTACTCTGGCGACTTCACTAATCACGCTGGTCTGATTTACATGCGTGATGCTGCTGCTGTTGTCGAAGGTATTGGACCTCAAGTCCAGACCACTGGTGCTGATGTTAAGACCATGTATCAAGGTGATGTCGTCGTCGGACGCCTCGCTATGGGTGCTGGCACTCTGAACCCTGCTGCTGCTATTGAACTGCAAGCTACAACTTGATAACTATACATATCAATAATTATGGCAAATCAAACATCTGCTGCTGGCAATAACGGTGTCAGCGGATCAACTACAGGTATTTCTGGCGGTGATACTGCCATGCGTACTTCTGTAGCTAAAACTGCAAAAGGTTACGGCTCTGCCGTTTCCGCTTCAGCTGTATATAGCGAGACGAAAAACTTGCGCTTTGCTTACCACCCTGTGGAAGCAGACGCACCAGCTCGTGATCGCTCTTGATAACTATGGGCTCCTTCGGGAGCCTTTTTTTTATTTATACCCAGTATATTATGTCTACTGAAACAGAACTTTCCAGTGTAAATTCTATACTGGGAGCTATTGGTCAAGCACCAGTATCACGTATCTATCAAAATGAATCTAAAACACTTGTTTATATAAACCCTGAAATCGCATTTGTTCATAACCTACTGATGGATGTCAACACTGATGTGCAAACAGAAGGGTGGGTATTCAATACAGAGTACTGCTATGAAATGCTCCCAAATGATTCCAAAGAAATAAATATCCCACCTAATGTTATCCGCTTAGATAAATCAGAAGGACAGACCTATAGGGAATGTGATCCTGTAAAAAGGGGAACACGTTTATATGATAAGTACAACCACACTTATAAATTCGAGGGTTCTATCAAATTAGATTATGTATTCCTATTGAAGTATGCAGAGATACCTACTGTATTTCAACGGCTAATTACACTTAGAGCTAGTGGTAGAGCAGCTGTGCAACTTGTAGGTAATCCTGAACTTAGTAAGATGTTGTCTATGCAGGAAGCTCAAGCTCGTGCAGCATGTATCGAATACGAATGCAATCAAAGTGATAGTAACTTTTTTGGTACACCTTCAGGAATTGTATATCAGTCATACCAACCTTATAGAACTCTTGCACGATGACAGCAGTATCACAACTAGTTCCTAACTTTTTTGGTGGGATCAATGAACAACCTGATGAACTAAAGAAACCTGGTCAAGTAAAGGACTGTGTTAACTTTCTGCCTGATGTGACATATGGTCTACGCAAAAGGCCAGGTTTAAAATGGATTGAAAAATTAGAGGATATATCAGGTAATGGAACTTGGATTGAATTTACAAGAAAGAATGATGTAGGTAAATCCACTGACTTTATCGGATATATCGAGACTACTGGTAAAATTTATTTTTGGGACTTTGATGGTAATCCTGAGCCAGTTTTATATTCTGAAAAAGCTGTTAAGCCAGGCAGGTTTTACACAAAAAAAGAAGTAGAAGATGAGCTTAAAATTTATAAGGACAACACTGAAATACCTTATACCTTTGAGGACTTTAGTGGATCATACGGAGATGATTTCTATTTAGACAAAAGGAATCGAAAGGCACTCAAATATGTAAGTGTCAAAGATAATATTCTCATTACAAATCCTGCTATTAAACCTAGGCTTAATAATCCTAGTCCCACCGAACAGGAAAAAAACCACTTCTATGCTTTCATTGAGGCGAAAGTATTTGATAATACTAGAACCTATGAACTTCAATTTAATGAATTAAATAAGCTTGATGTTTCGGTAGATAAGGTTGTACGAAAAGTCACTGGTCTTAGTGTGCTTTCAACCAAAAAATTAAATAATAATAAGAAAATAAATGAATTCAATCAGCCTGCTTGTATTTATAATCAAGCTCAATATACGTTCGAGGGGACATCTTTCAATGATGCTGGGCAGAGAATACTAGGATCTAACACTCTTGATTCAGACCAAGATGGTGAGAATCTAAAAATCAAGTCAGGTAGAGTTCCGGTTCAAATTGAATTTAGACTTAGAGGGCAGCAAACAGTACCCGTAGAAGATGAGACTATAGCAACTTGTAAGTATGATATTGTTCAATTAAAGATCATCGATGGTGGTGATAAGTTTAAAGAAGGTGATGTTATCCGTTTCAAATGTAGAGTTAAGAGGGATGATGTAGCTGGTATTGCTGAAGGTCGCAACTTTTTTGACCTGTGGTTAGAAGTAACAGATGTAGAAACTACCTACAGACCTACAAATGGTTTCACAATTAATAATGAAATAGAAGATGCTAATGGAAATACGTTACCAACAACTGATTTTGTTTCTATTCAAGAAATTCTAACATCTTTAAAGAATAATATAGTTGCTGAAGATACTGCAAGGGATGCTCTTGTTGACGAAGAAAAACTGTTTGATAAGGTAGAAGTAATAGGTAATGGTATTTACCTAGAATCTCAAAGGGCGTTTCTAATCCAATCGTCTGAGATGGATCTTTTTAATATCTTAAATAGTGAGAAAAAAGAAGACGATAATGTACCAATTGCTTACGTTAACAACACAGCTAATCTGCCTCTGGAATGTAGTCCTTTATTTCTAGTCAAAGTACTGAACTCCTTTAGTGACAAAGACGATGCCTATTTTCAATTTTTAAATTCTAATCCAGGCATTACATTCAAAGATGAAAATGATAATGTTATACCTGAAGAAAAAGTAGAGGAAATCCTAATTGAGAACTCAGGACAGGGTTATTGGGTAGAAATAGGTAAACCATTTGATAGTGATGAGTTTAGAAATAAAACTATGCCACATGCTATTACTAGTACAGGTGCAGGTTTTGTTGTATCTAGGGTTAATTGGAAAAAACGTACCGCAGGTGATGCTTCGTTTAATCCTAGTTTTACTGAGGATGAAGCTAAAATTACAGCACTCAATTTCTTTAAAAATAGACTGATACTTCTGACTACAGCTGGAACTATTATCACTAGTACAGCTGAAAATATTATTGATCTATTTCCACAAACAGCACTTACCACATCAGTAACAGACCCTATTGATATTATTGCAAACTCTAGTAAGACAGATCCACTTTATGATAGTATTGTAACTAACAATGGTCTAGTGGTATTTGGAGGTAAATCACAATATCAATTCTTTACCTCATCAGATATTCTATCACCGAATACTGTTACTGTTACTCAAATAGCAGGATACGATTTCGAGCCTAATAGTACTCCGCAAATGCTCAGTACTAACATTAGCTTTGTAACCAGTAGTGAAGCGACACGTATGTATGAAATGACAAACGTGTTTGATCGTGGTCAGGTTGATGTCAATGAACGTAGTAAAATTATTCAAGCTAAATTCAATAAGGGATATACTTACGCTTCATCTTCTAGAACTTATAATTTACTAGCATACACTAGACCTTTGCCTATAGCAAAAAATAGAGTTCAAGAAGATATTGATTTAGGTAAGATCATGTGGGTCTATATCTACTTAAAAGATAGCAGCCAAAGTGATCAACAAACAGCTTGGGTAAGGTTTGAATTTCCACATCCTGTAAAGCATCACTTCTTTAAAGATGACAAGATGTACGTAATTACAGGAAATAGTAAAGTAAATGCAAATGCAACCGAATGTTATTACACATCATTAGATGTTGGAGCATTCAATAGTGCAGCATCTTCACTAGATAATATGACAGAGTTTGTTGACTACTGGAAGAACGATCTAAAAGAAGAAAACATACCGTGGGAACTTACTAGCAACGAAACCATTGTACCTAGTGTCTCTACTAAATATTCTGATGGTTCGCCACATAATATCACAGGAATCAAATATAACTGTCAAGTTGATCTACCAAAATACTATGTAACTTCTACAGTAGGTTCGGAGTTCCGTGCAGATACCACAGCGTCACTTACCGTGCATAGATATAAGATTAATCATGGTGCCGTAGGTGCTTATCATGTTGATATTAAAAGGTCTGGTAAATCTGAAGATGACTATACAATATTGTATGAACAGCCATATGCAGATGGTGGTATAGCTGGATATGCTGAAAAAGATTACCCAATTGCATTAGAACAAGAACAGACTGTACCTATTTACGATCGTAATACTAATATCAATATTTCAATTAGAAGTGATTTTAATCTTCCTTGTATCATCTATTCTTTGAGATGGGAAGGAGACTATACTAACCGTTATTACAAACGTGTCTAAATTTATCCATCCTTGTACGTTAGAGGCTGCCTATCAGGTTGCTTCTAACCTACGACCAGACGACGCTAGAGAGGTTATAGAAGGGCATGGTCATATACCTACCATTCATATACCTCTAGCCTCTCAGAAAGGCTTCTGCGTCTATTTCACGGTGCCTAACGGCAAGACTGCCGGTATAGCTGGCGTAACAGATGAAGGAGCAGTGTGGATGTTATGTACACCTGCTATTCATGACTACCCTATTACGTTTGCCAGAGAAGCAAAACGATTTATTGACAGTAGACCAGAGCCAAAACTATGGAACATTGTTGATAAAAGAAATACTGTTCACCTAAAATTACTTAAGTTCCTTGGGTTCGAGTTCTTAAGAGAGATTAAATACGGACCTAATAATCTAACCTTTATAGAATTTAGTAAATGTGTGAACCCGTAACAGCACTAACAGTAGCAAGCGGTGCAATGGCTGCAGTTGGCTCTCACCAATCTGCATCAGCTGCGGCTAGTGCTCAAAATGAAGGATCTATTAGAAACTACAAGTATCAATTAAAAGTCCGTGAAGCCAATTGGAAACGCGAACGTGAGAGGTATGAACATCAAGTCGCTCAGTATAAAAGACAAACAATAGAAAATGATGCAGCAGCTAACCGTGCTTATGTTTCAGAACAACAACGTCTGAATAATATTTATAAGAAAGCAGGGTTTGCTCAACAGAACCAACTGGTCAAACTTGCACAGAGTTCTGGAAAAATGGCAGCTTCAGGAAGATCTGGACAATCTACTCAACGTCTTGACACTGATGTTGTTTCACAATTTGGTCGCAATCAAGCGATTATGGCTGAGAGTTTATTAGGAGCACAGTCTGCTTTCGAGGCTAGGACTGGTGCGATTAACCGTAAACTAACATCTGCACAAAATGAAGCATACTCACAAGTTGCTTTTGCCCCTGAACTTGGTGTGGCACCTCCTGCGCCTGTAATGAGGCAAGGTCCGTCTGGACTATCTTTGGCGGCTGGCTTGTTAGGTGCTGGTGTTGATGGTGCTAAAGCCTATAAACAATTTGGTCCTCAAAGTGGTCCTCAAAGCTAATCATGGAACAACTACAATTTGATGATAATTTTGCTGGTCAAGGCTTTGATCCAGTAAGGCAGATTGACTACACTAAAACACTAGACCGTAGAAACCAAAGACTTGCTAGAGCTGAACAAGAAGCACTTGCTCAAATTGATCGTAATAATACAGTACGTATTCAGAATGCACAGGATTCTGGTAATGATCTAATAGCACTGAGTAAATTTTCTAATAAGCTTACAGATTTTGTAGGTGATATTGTTAAAGAAAAGCAGGAAGAAGAAAAAGCTGAAGAGTCTTCTCAGGCAATGGAGCTTTTTTTAATGGGCAAGCTTGATACGAGTGACCATGATAAAAACATGGAAGCAGCTAAAGATCAGGCACATACTGCTGCAAATGTTGAGGCAGGTATTTTAGGTGAAAACGGAGATAACTACGAAGCATCATCAGCTGTTGGAAAAAGCACTGCTTTCCGTAATGTTCAGCAGGCTAAAGTTTTTGTTGGAGCAGCAGTTGCAGGTTATCCAGCTGAAATGACAGCTGCTTTAAGTCGCAATAAATATCCAGATCGAGCTTCTTATATTTCTGCATTGAGGCAAGAAACAAAAGAGTGGGCAAAGCGTAATAATGTCCTAGATCTTCCACCACAGTTCTTAGCTAATACAATCTATCCAAAGATGATTGAAGCTCAGGCTAGGGCAGTTACTGCATGGTCTAAGCAAAATAATATCGATGATTCAGCAATGCGTCAGGATGATGCAGCTAAGAATCTAGAATTGGATCTGGATATTTCAGCATTCTTAGATGCTACTCGTAATACATTAGACAGAAACGGCAATCCTCTTGGATATGCAGGTGCATGGGATCTCTGGAATGTTCGTGTAACTGAGCTACGTCAAGCCGGAATGTTGTCTGCTACTGATGTAGAGAATATGAAGAAGCAACTTATCCCTGGTGACGCTAAAGGTCGTACTTATGGAGAACATCATGCTCCTAAGTTTAAACTGATTGAACGTCAGGTTGCTGCAGAAGCTAGACAGATCTTCAATGAATCTGAAGCTCAACGTGAAGTTGAGGCTAAACAATTTGAACAGCAGTTTGTAGATGCATTCAGAGATGGTGACCCTGATGGTCATACTGATAAGCAAATTGACGAGGCCTACAATTTAATTTTAGATAGATTTGGCTATGAAAGTCGTGAGTTACTTGTTTTTAAAAAGAACTCAGTTGATGCTAAGACAAGAGAAAAGCAGAAGGATCAGATTGAAGATCTGATCAAAATGAATCTGCTTACACCTGAACGTCTAAAGAATTTTGATCCACAACTTCAAAGGACATATCTCAGTACAGCGCAAGGAATAGCCAAGCTACGTAAGGATACAAACAACTTCAAAACCTATGACGCAGCTATTGAGGATATGGTTAAGAAACCAGCCAAGGTTGTCAGTGCAATAGGTAACTTTCCAGCTATTGGGTTTATGGTTGCCAAACAAAAAGCACGCTTCCATGAACTACTTAATCAATACAGTCTTACTGGGCAAGAAAACCCTGCTGCCTTGGCTTATGCTCAACTAGACAAAGAATTTAAAGCTGCTGAGCTTACTCCTAGCGGTACACTTATTAATCCTTCCAATCCATATTCTACTGCAGTACCAAAGTATGATGCTGCTAATGAAAGGGATATGTTGGTAAAGACATTTCAATTAGATGAAACTCTATCTCGACATGGAAAAGATGCACTTGACCTAGATCCTAAGGAAGAAGTAACACTGTTCACTAAGACTGAACTAGACACATTTAGTAAAGGATATGGCAAACAAGGTTGGAGACCTAGTCCTCAGCTTGAGTACGTAGCAGAACAACAGGGTGTAGATCCACTAACAGTATTAAACAGAACAAGGGAGGCGCAAGGTATGGATGCATTACCAGCAAGTCCTGCTATGGAAATAATTCAGAATGAACTATCTCCTACACAGCAGAGACTACTGAATCAATTTAAAACACCAGCTCGTAGCAGTCGTGGTTTGATTGGACAAACTAAATACTATGCTGAAACTGTACCTGGTGGATACGGACAGACTATACAAGAGGCTGCTTCTAAATACAATATTGATCCTGGTTTATTGGCTGGCTTGCTTGAAGCAGAAAGTGGTTATATTCCAGAAGTTATAAAGGGCATACGTAAATCTAGAACAGGCGCTACCGGCATAGCTCAAATTATGCCAGATACTGCTGCTCAATATGGTGTAGATCCCTTAGATCCTGTTGCTTCGATTTATTTTGCTGCTAACTATCTAAGAGACATTATGGATGGACGCGGCACAGCATATAACCGCCAGGTTGATCTTAATACAGCTATCTATATGTATAACGCCGGTCCTAATTATAAGGATCTATCTACCTACCCTCTGCCTGGTGAAAATGCAAAATACTTGGGAAGAGTTTTAAAGGCAGCTGGTAAATATGGCTACGGAAAAAAAGCACTAAATGATCCTGGAACAATGCGTTCCTCTATCGCACAACAACTATGACAGATCCCATTGATCAAATCTTCAATGGTGAACCTGATGGAATAGATGAAGATGAGATGAAAGTGATTCAAGCTTCACAAGAGCAACGAATCAATGATCTAGCGGATATGTCTGCTGAGTAAGAACAACCTCAATCTTCACCTAGTCCACAATCACCACAGCAAGAGACTGCTACGGCAGTGAACCCAAAAGAAGAAAAAAAAGTAGAAGAGGATGATACCTTTGATATGGATGACGTCGGTGAATTAGCCTCTGCTATCCCTTTAGGTGTTGCTGACTTTGCTGTTGATACTGTTAACCTTATACCTGGTGTTGATGTACAAAAGGTTGGTAAGCATGACAATAATGTAGCACAAGCTGTTCGTGATATTTCTGGTCTTGTAGTACCTACCATTGCTTTGTCCCTGACAGGTATTGGTGTATTGGGTGCTGCAAGTAAAGCATCTAAAATAAAACTTTTGGCTGATCCATTTGTTAAGTGGTTAGGTACAACTGCTTTTAGTGCTGGAGCTGGTGCAACAGTTGACAGTATCTCTGAACTATCTGAAGACCATAATGCTGCAGGTAGTCTGAAAAAGAGTTTTCCTAAAACCTTTGCATGGATACCAGATGATATAGCTACTCTCGATAGTGATAGTCCTGATGTTAAACGAATCAAGAACGTAACTGAAGGAACTGGTTTAGGTATCTTCGGAAATATTGTTGAATCTTTTGCGACTATTTTACGTGGTTCTAATAGAGTAAGGAATGCAACTCAATGGATTCCTGAATCAGAGAAAGCTAAAAACTGGTTAGCTAAGAATGCAGAAGAAGTAGCTGATAATGCTGAGGATGTTGTAGCCAATAGTGCTGCTAAACGTTCTGATGATCTAGATAGTTTGGGTTCTTACAATTTCAGTAAGTCACAAAACCTAGACGAACCAGTCTTTGGTCTCCATGATATGTATGGATATGAGGAAAGTGGTATTAGATCTGCTGATAACTTAGGTATTGTTGGTGCTTCTGTTGATCTAGTAAGAATTAACAACAACCTTGATACTGTTTATGGTCGCCTAGGTTCAGTAATGACTGAGCCTGCACTGAAGTTTGCTTTAGAAGGTGTAGAAGAATATGACTCTGTAATGAGAGGTCTTCGTGATTCATTGTCAGAAGCAGATCAATATGGTTATAAATTGTCTGATGGCAAGGTAATTAACTCTAAGACTATTAAAGATGCTGGTGAACAACTTGCTAAGGACATGGGATACATGACCAATAGTGAGCTTGACACTCTACTTAAGCGTTATCAGACCGGTATCAACCCTGATACAGGTGCTCCGATGTTGTCCTCAAAGGCTGCTCAAGCTGTTAAGGCTTCACTGAAAGAAGCTATGAGGCAGTTTGGTGGAGAGTCTGATGCTTTGGTTCGTACCAGTATTGCTGGACAGGTCTCAGACCTCGCACAAGCCTCTAGATACGCTGAAGGCACTGCCGCTGTACCTAGAACTCAAGAACAACTTCTTGACCGCATAGAGCTGCTTATGGTGGCTAACGGTGAGGCAGGTAAGCAACGTGGGTTCCTGCTAAAAATGCTTGATGTTGTCCGTCGCGGTGGTAAAGAACTATCACCAAAGGAATTACGTAAGAAAGGTGCTGACATAACTGCACAACTTCAAGCTGAAGCTAAACAGACTGTTGATGTACTTCGTGAGATAAAAGAAACCAGACCTAATATGCTTGGTCCTCTTTTGTTGGCTTACGAGAATACAGATGGTTCTGTTAAGACTATGGATGCATTGAACAATTATATGCGTCAATCAACTGGTGTCTTACGTAAGGCATTTATTGATCGTCAACCAGAGATTCCTTCAGTTGTAATGCAAGGCTTCTGGGCAAACGTTTATAACTCTACGTTGTCTGCACTTGCTACACCAATCAAAGCTGGGCTGGCTAATGCTGTAGTTCTAGTTGAGAAACCAGTAACACTTATGGCTGGTGCTCTGATTAAAGGAGATGGATATACAATGCGTCGTGGCATGTATCAATACATGGCTATGACGGATACTCTAGGTAAGGGCATGAAGTACTTCGGAGAGACCTTACGTCGATCCGGTATTGACCCTAATTACTCTGGTGTTGCTGGTCGTGAATCACTCATTAAACAGAATGATAAGCAACTAGAAATCATGAATGCTTTTGCTGATGCAAAGGCTTTAGAGGGTGATTATGGTCCTCAAGCAATGATGGCTCAGATCGAAGCTATTGATGACTTAGCTAAGCATCCATGGTTGAGGATGGGAACACGTCTTATGCAGGCTGCTGACGGCTTTACGCAGGCTGTTATCGGCAATATAGAAGCTCGTGGTAAAGCATTTGATTTGGTTGCTAAAGGCAAGATTGATGCTGATGCTATGGATACTGTCGCTCAATCTGCATATAAGGAGATCTGGAAACTAGATGAACAAGGTAGAGCAATCATCTCAGACGAAGCTGTTAAGAAGGCATCTGGTGAAATTGCTATGAACTTGGATAATGCTGCTAACGATGCATTGTCGAGTGTTATTCGTAGTGTTCCTGCCCTAAAACCTTTCCTGCTATTCACCAAAACACCTATCAATATGATGGGTTTTGCTGCATCTCATAGTCCAATGGCATTGTTCATTGATAATTTTGCACAGTTTGGTAAGAACTTTGATCAACTACCCGCTGGTAAAGTAGAACAACTTCTGAAGTCAAAAGGTATTGAATTTAATCCTGAGACTGCAGAGATTGCTTATAACTCTATCCGTGCTGAGATGAAGGGTCGTAAGGCATTAGGTACACTTGCTGTTATGGGAGCTGGTGGTCTTTTCCTTAGTGGAAATATTACTGGTAATGGTATTTATGACAGACAGAAACAACAACTTCGTAGAGCTGCCGGTCAACAACCACGTTCAATTAAGTTACCTAATGGTCAGCAAGTGAGTTATGACAACCTTGGAGCTATTACTGATTGGATAGCATTGACTGTTGACATCATGGATAACTTTGATGTGTTAGCTGCTGGTGATCTAGAACAACTAATGAGCGGAATGGGTTTTGTTATCAGTGCAAGCTTTACCGATAAATCAATGCTTGCTGGTATTGAACCTTTGTATGACATCCTTAGCGGTAATCCTGCTGCTATTAACAGATGGGCAGCTAGCTTCCTACCTGCAGCAACGATGCCAGGTGCTAGTCAGATGGCTGAACTTACTCGTTTGATGTCTCCTAATCTACGTGTAGTAGAAGAACGTTTAGACGCCATGCTGGCTAATAGAACTCCTCTCAAAGCTACTTTGCCTGACCAATATGATTGGATTGATGGAGATAAAATTGTAGATTATGCACCTGAAGAGATTCTAACCCGCCTTTGGAATACGTATAGTCCTTGGAAAGTTAATGGTAAAATCAGTGATGTCAAACAGTTCTTGATTGATATTGAGTATGACCACAGACCAAATCTTAAAACTGATGGTCGTGGTACTGACCTGTCCATTAAGGAACAAGCTGAAGTTTATAGAATTATGGGTAGAGATAAGATTTTCAAGTCTGCAGTTGAACGGATAATGAAATCACAAACTGGTAAACAGTTCCGTGAAGCGTTCCGTATTGCACAACAGGAAGGTATGGAGCCACAACTTAATAAGTTTACTTCTATCCACACTGAATTAACTAAGGCTTTGAATCTAGCTAAAGAATTAGCTATTGCTGAAATTGATGCTAATAGCAATTACGCTATCTTAAATCGTAAATACGAAGATAAGACTCAGGAACAAAGCAACCTACTTTCAACCGTTCAAAATATTCTAAAGGTTCAATAAATTATGACTCTAGATCTTGAATGTCACACTAAAGAACCTTATACAGGCAATGGTGTAAAGACTTCTTTTAACATACCGTTTGATTTTGTTGAAACTGGTGACATTAAAGTTGCTTGGTTTTCAACTATTACTAAAAAATACATAACCAAAGGACCTAATGATCCTACCCATGGTTACACTATAGACGTGGGTTCTAATGGTTCATTTATTATTTTTGACACTGCACCAGAAAACAATCAGCAGTTTCTTCTTTATAGATTAACTGACATTGACCCACTTAAAGCTGATTTTGAACCTGGTTCTCCAATCAAAGCCCAAGACCTTGATGACAACTTTGTTCAATTGCGTAATGCTATTGAAGATACAAGGTGTATCGTAGAAGGTCTTATTGGAGGGGACATTGATCCCGATGACCCTGACGATATTTATTGGAAAAAAGCAGGTGAAACTAATTACTCCAATAATGGTTGGAATGCATCTGACTGCTACATTGGTTCTACATTAGCCATTGAAAATAGGATCAGAGATATTGTTCATATGGACGTTAATCCTCCTGCAGCAACATCAAGTTATGATGGTCAGCTGTGGTGGGATACTGATGATGGTAATCTCTATGTTTACTATGACGATGGTACTAGTCAGCAATGGGTTGAGACTTCTTCCAGATCTGACGCAGTTTCTGATGGTAAAGTTTACGGAAGACAAGATGGGAATTGGGTAGAAATTGCATCTACTGATATTCCTGTTAACAGCGTTAATGGACAAGTTGGTGTTATTACTTTAGGAGCTTCAGATGTAGGCGCAGCAACAACTGCTCAAGGTGCTCTTGCAGATACTGCACTACAACCAGGAGTTGTTAACCCAGTTTATTTTGCTGACCAAGCAGCCTTTCCTAGTGCGGCCACATATCACGGTGGAATTGCACACAGCCATGCAGATGGTGCAATGTATTACGCTCACGGTGGGTCGTGGAACAAGCTTGCCAATGATGGTGGGGATATTACCGGAAACATTAATATCAATATTACGGGTAATATAACTACTACTGGCAATATAAATGTTACTGGTGATACCACACATGCGGGAGATATAACAGTTACTGGCAATTCAGATCTTACTGGTGCTTTTGATTTGAACGGCACATATACGTCTAACGTTGTTGCTGTATCAGCTCTAGATATAGATTGTAGTTCAGGTAACTATTTCACAAAAACAATTAATGGTGCTAGTACATTCACGTTCAGCGATGTACCATCGAGTGGGATCTACTCTTTTACGCTTGAAATTACTCATACAAGTGGAAGCATTACTTGGCCAACTTCTGTTAAGTTTCCTGGTGATTCTGCACCTACACTAACAGATAATACGACTCATTTGTTTGTTTTTTTAACTGATAACGGCGGAACTAGGTGGCGTGCTAATGCGTTGGTCGATTTTGTTAATTAATAGAGGTAATACAAATGGATCCAACTTCTAGAGCAATACTTCTCTGTGGTGGTGGTGGGCCTAGTGGTCCTGAATATATTGGCACTTATAAATTTACAACCGCTAGAGAAGTTTTCCCGAACAACTTTTCCGCAAGCTATCAATGGCAGGTTCCTGCTCAAACTAATTACATTCAAGCGGTTGCTTGGGGTAGTGGCGCGTATGGCAACACAGTAATGTGGGGCAGCAGCTATGAATTTCGCTGCCCAATATTGGGCGGTTTATATTGTGGCACCGATGGTGGGGGTGGAGGATTTTCTACAGCAGTGATTCCCGTTACAGCCGGTGAGATTCTTTATGTTGGTGTAGGTTCTATTGGCATACAGGGCTCAGGCAGTTACCAAGGAAACAACGTACATAATGGAGGCATGGGCAACGCCGGTGGATTTACAGGTATTTTTCGTGGTTCTACCCCTTTGATCATTGCCGGTGGTGGTGGCGGTGGCGGTCAACAGGGATTCGGAGGGGCAGGTGGTGGAACCCCTGCCCAAAATTTATTTGGAGCACAAAGTGGGTCTGGCGCAGGCAGTTATTTATTTGGTGGATCGCCCCATGGTGGCGGAGGTTATCAAGGTGGAGATTCAATATCGAGCAAGGGTGAAGGAGGGACTGGATATGTAACCGCTACTAATAATCTATACACCAATACAGTTGCAGGGACTGACCGTCAACCACCGGAACAAACTCACCCTGATTATGTACCTCAACATGGAACAGGTGGGTTGAACCATGTTACTAATTATCTTATCAATTACGGTTGGAAGCAGGGGCTTCTGGTTATTCACGCGCTAGGCGGCGGATATGACCCTGCCAATAACCCATCAACTGTTATTCCGTCTTCACGAACAATTCTCGGGACTTATTAATTATCATGTTTATTAAAATCACCTCTGGACAACCTGTTGGCGACCCTATCTTTGAGCCTCAGTTTTATGCTCTTTACAACAATGTATCTTTTACACGACCAATAGCATCAGAAGATGTCGTCTCCCGTGGTTATGCTTTTTATCAAGAATCGTCCAGCCCTGAGCTAGGTCTATATGAAGTAGCTGAGCCATCATCTCCTGTTCAAGTTTCCGACAATCTTTGGGAGCAAGGGTGGTCAGTCCGTCAAATGACTGGTGATGAAAGTGCAGATGTTGACTCGAAGCGGGAAGACTTAGTACGTGCTGAAAGAAATAGTCTGCTAAATACGACTGACTGGACACAATTTAATGACAGCCCCTTATCTGATGCTGATCAACAATTATGGGCTGCCTATCGTAACTCTCTAAGGGATGTTCCTGCACAATCTGGTTTCCCATGGGATATTGATTGGCCTGAGTTTCCAAATTAACTAGATTCAGAGTTTCGTTACATTACTAATACAACCAAATAAGACAACCCTTATGAATAACATAAATAACAACAACGGAGTTAATAGTGTCTAATCTTAACTTTCCACAAAATAGGGATGAGGCTGGTATTGGTACTGGTCCATTTGTTATTGGCGATGAATGGTTATCAACTATTACTGCTATTACCTATGAAGTCGTAGGTTTCAATAACCTTAACCAAGCTGTTTGGAAATCCAAATCAGTAAATAATAACTCCAACAATCTTCAATCAGTACTTAATGCCGGTAATTATGCTTCAGATGCAAGCCCTAATGTAGCTGACTTTGCCTTAGTAGGTTCTTCTGACGGCAAAATTACTGAAATAAATCCCGGTACTGTTCGTCTAACTGACGAGACCACAAACATCGGCCCACGTATTGTTTTTAACAGCACTGAGTCTTCATTTACCAGTAGAATTAGTGTTAAAAGAAGTGATAGGTTAATCCTAGAAACCACTAATAATGAAGGCATTTGGATTAACGATAGGTATATCAATAACCAAGGAGTACAAGAGGAAAGAGACTTTAGAATTATTCCTAATGAACGTCAGTTTGCCTTTGGTGTTTATAGTATCTATGATGTTATCTTCGGTGGTCCTACTACAACTGAATATAATTCTGGAGATACAGCTGCAGATGGAACAACTATTCAAGGTAATTATACCGTAGAGGATTGGACTGATGCTTTTAATAGGGCGCTACAGAAAAACCCTATTCGACCTCTAGCATCCGGTCAGACTGGTACAACTCCAACTAGTAAAGATGATCCTAACTTTGTACCTCCTAGTGATGTCTTAGATAATGGTCCTATTAAAACTGTAGTTTTTCCTGCTGGTACGTATCACCTACTATCTAATGTTATTAGAAAAGAACATGTCACTATTGTAGGTGAAGGTAGGGGTGTGACGAAATTTGTAATGGAGCAACGTGTTGAAGATAGCGGTCCTAATGCTCCTAAAACCTTGCTATGGCGTTGTCCTCCAACACAGATCACATCTGATGGCATGGAACTGTATGGACAATTCTGCTTAGCTAATAAAGGTAAGGTGCGTGGTATTACTTTTGTTGGTCATCAATCATTTGGTTTTGATGTACCAGCTAATGAAGACAACAACCCTAGTTACCCTGATAATCCAGATGATTATGAGAATGATGTTCCAGACGGCGCTCCATACAGCACTGTATTAGCGTTCAGAGCTTATTCCAATAATGGGTATAGGTTTGGTACTGCTGAAGCTAATGCACCTGAATATGATGAAAATGGATTTGCTTTACGTAGTCAGAATGATTCTGCCGACATGGATACAGAATTTGTTGATTGCGGTTTTGGTTCTAGAGGTAAAGGTGGAGACAGGGAAGGTATTTTAAAAGTCGTTGGTCGGAATGCTTACATTAGTAACTGCTCTTTTAATAGTAACTATAACGGTCTAGTACTTACATTCCCAAATAGACCAGGATACGATTGGACAGAATATATGATAGCCCAAGGAGGGACTGATGTTTGTCAAATCAACCAAAGTCTAAGTAACGAATCCCAAGGTGGTATCTATGGCTGGCGAAGAGTACAAGTACTTGGTTGTTTCTTTCATATGGATAAAAAGGCTAATTGCATTCTTATGTATGGAAAATATCAATGTTCTGGCATGATTATTGACGGTAATCTTTCTGATATTGGGGGTAAACTGCTAAACTTCTGTTCTACTGGTACAGGTGGTTCTCAAGACAATGAGAATGATCCAACTAGCAGAGCTTACAGTAATGGTGTTGGTGGTGGACTTAAGAATTGCATTATTAGTAATAACTCATTCGGCAATCAAACTAGCAATGGTGGTATTATTTGCTTTGAAGATGGTAGGTACGACGGTAATGTAATTACTGGTAACTCCCTCTTTGGACAAGATAATACTTACAAGAGTACTGACTGTCCTCCAAAAGCATTCAAACGTTGTAGACATGCTATTGTTATTAAACAATTTGTGCAAAATAAGCAGCGTGGTTGTGTTGTTAGAAACCTAGTTATCAGTAATAATAATTTTGCTTATTTCTTAAATAGTGCTATTAAAGTAGATACCATAAACGCTACAGGTCTGAATATTACTGGCAATACTTTTCTAAACATTGGTTGCGGTGGTTTTACAGGCGATGTTGATGCAAATGGTGATTTAATACAAGATCCAGTTTTAGGTGGTCCTGAGAGAATAGCTTTTGAACAAGATGCGGCTGCTATCTACATTCGAGGGGAAAACACAGGTATTTTCGCTAATAACATGCTAACTCAAGAAGATTTTCAAGCAACCGACCCTACCAAAAAGATGGGTAGCTTTTTAATTAAAATTAAAAATTTAACTGGTAGTGGTCATACAGCTGTCCCTAACCCATGGCAAAAAGTCAATAATAATTTTAGGGAAACAGTTAGTGAAACTGACGAACCCGGTAGGTTCTGTACTACTGATAATACTCAAACTGGAATACCACTATGTTAGAAGCTGTAATTCCTGTAGGGATTGCACTTGCTTCAGGATTCAGCATACTTATGACTCGGCTCCACTCCCGAGTTCATGAGCTTGATCGCCGTTTAGATGGCGTTGAATTAAGAATAGCAGAGGACTATTTAACTAAAACAGAGTTCTCTACTGTTCTTGAACGAGTGGAATCACATATGGTCCGAATTGAAAACAAACTAGATCGCATTATTATCAAATGATTAAACTAATTAAACCAATTCTATTTGCGTTCCTTACTTCAGACTCAGTAAAGAACCTTGTAATTGAACTACTAACTGCTTATGCCAAACGTTCCGACAACAAAGTTGATGACTACGCTGTAGATCTGATTCGTCGGGAACTATTTAATTATGACTGACCCTTATCTACCACCATTTGCACCTATACCAGGACAAGAGTATTTAGATCCAGATCAATGTCAATGGGTGCCATTAGGTGGTAATCCCCAAAGATTTACCGAAGGAAGTAGTAATACTCAAGGTTGTGGGTTCACTTATATGAAATGGACCAGAATTTTGTCTATTGTAAGTTCTGGCGATAGTTGGGTAGTAACAGTAGAAAACGTTGATGGTTCTAGTTTAACAGAAACAGCACTTAAAAACGGTGCCCAAACTTTTGGTATGGTGACCACTGATGGTGGTGACATAACTAATCCTTGCGGTGGTACACCTGATCCAGGTTGTCAAGAAATTACTGGAGGATATGGTTATCTACAATATTCTCATAATCAGATATATTGGCAAAATGTATATGATACGCTTCTTGAAGCTACTAAAATTATCAGCATTAAAGTAGAGTATAAACCAGACTCTCCAACACGTAAATGGTGGTCTATTGTTACCTATGTCGATGAGGTTGGTAATACTAGGACAGCTGAAACAATACATAATACAGAAGCTTTTGCTGACTGTATTACATATAGACTTAATTTACATTCTGGAGAATGCGTTACAGATAATCCTATTACACGTCCTGATAACTGCGTAGATTTACCTTATGATCCTGCATGGATTAGTAATTGTCTAAAATTACCACCTCCAATTGGTGCTCAAGTATGTAAACCATTACTTCCTATAAGTACTAACGAAACGAGATGGTGTGTTGCAGTTATTGATGAAGATGATAGCCAAACGATGAGTGGTAATGAAGCTCAATGGAATAGTTTCAGATCTAATTATCCTAGAAGGAGACATTTTGTATTAGAAGCTTCATTATATCCTGTTGATAATACTTGTCAAAATAATCTATTCCAGGGATATGAAGTTACCTCAGTAAATGGTAAACCATCTAGTTTAAGGGTTCCTGATAATTATAAAGCAGATTTAGATAAACCTTATGCTAATTGGATGCAAACTGTTAGAACTCCTTGTGTTGACGATTGGTATGCAATGATTGGCGCTAGATATCTACCTAGAGGATCAAAAATTGCTTTATTTATTGACAATTCTGGTAGTATGACTACATCAACTGTCCAAAATTCTTATAATTTATTTGTTCAAAAATTAATTGAACGAGACATTGGTTTCTTTGTAGTTGAAAGTAATAATGAGAGTTGGATAGATGTTTTCAATAGAGAGTTTATTTAAACATGCGTCCTGATAACTGCGTAAACCTATCTTATAACGTAACTTGGGATAAAGCTAATTGTCCTAAATTAGAAGTTTCTATTGGTGCTCAGGTATGTCAACCAATTGGCCCACCGCCTCCGCCACCCTGTCAGTTTGATCCTAATAATTATAAATGGGTACGGTTTAAAGGTACTGTAACTAATACTCAATTCCCCACTACTGATCCTACTTACCAAGGTTACCAAGGCGTTAATTATGGTATAGATACTGATGGTACTCTTACCTCTGATTGGTATCACTTAGATGATAAACCAGATGACTTCGCGCCGATGATTATGTCAGGTTACATGATGCCTGACCCACATTCATATCAATACTGTGGTAAATATCTTGGTTCGAGTCCATTCAGTGATCTTTCTGATAACAGCAGTAGTGGAGGTATAACAACATGGACTGAACCTGAATTTCAAAAGTGGAGAAGCAGTGTAACAGTTTCTACATCTGGTCATCGTTCTAGTTTTAGAACTAATCTTTACATAGGTAATATATGTTGGACTGATTCATCGGGTCAAGGTATAAACGTTACCACACCTAATATACCTCTCAACGGGCATGTTGATTTTAGAACTGGCTTAAATATCGCACCGTATCCAGAAGTTACTCAAGAAGAAACCGCAGTAATTGATGGTGTTTGGGAATTTGTTAATACTGAAAACCCAGATCAAGGTGAAATTCTTGCAAGATGGAAAGGTTTAGATGCTGATGGTAACTATATTGATTGCCCTACTCCAACTCCAGAACCTGAACCTCCAGAACCCTGTCAAATTGAAGGTTGCCGTAAAGTAATAGGTCATGGTGTGCTTGAAAGGGATAGTGGAAATGGAGATGGATGGACTGTTACATTCCCAGGACCGCATCGATTGTATGGAGAAGGTCAAAATGCTACCGAAATTGTTGAAGTTAGAACAGGTAACGACAATATTGGAACGTACCCTTGGTATTTAATTATCTCCTTTAAAGTATCGAGCGGCGACAATTATGGTGAAAAGTTTAACTTCTATACAAAAGAACAACGAGATCAATATAAATTTAGAATTGTTCCAGACGTAGCTTCAAGCTCAACATGTGAAATAGAAAACTGTGACCCTTAATAATTAATTAAATGAAAAAAAAGGCTACTGAAGATCAATTTAATGAGCTTCATAACCTTGTGACTAAGGAGTTCCTCGCCCGCATTAAGTCGGGTGAGGCTTCTACACAAGATTTAAAAGCAGCTTGTGATTGGCTTAAAACTAATGACATCTCTGGTGTTGCAATGGAAGGAAGTCCACTTAGTAAATTAGCAAGTATTATTCCTGACGTTGATCCAGAGTTGGTTCAACGGAGGCTATATGGCAGCCGAACGTAACCATAAAAAAGAATATGCAGCTCGTAAGGAGTATTTAAAAGCATATCGTAAGCGAACACAAAGTAAGAACACTTCGCGTAAACGTGCTTCACGTAAGATGAAATGTGGTAAGGGTAAAGAAGTTGACCATAAGGACAACAACCCTAATAACAATAACCGTAGTAATTTACGGTGTATCTCACGTAAGAAGAATCGCCAAAAAGGCGCACGTAAAACTAACGCGAATCGATGACTCCTTTGTTCCAACATCCTGACAATTACCTTTACAACTTAATAGCTATGACGTCACCAGAAGCCAAGCGCCTATGGAGGCGCGCTATTAAAGAATACTTTGACAACACATGCATTTATTGTGGAAACTCTTATGACACTACTGAACTTACTATTGATCATGTCCATCCTAAGTCTATGGGTGGTCCAACAAATACAAAGAACAGCGTATGTGCCTGCTTTAAATGTAATCAGGACAAAGGAACAACTAACTGGGAAGCCTTCATAACAAGGTTTAATTCACCAATACGAGAACAAATTCTTAAACAGCATATTCATTAATTATGGAAAATAAAGACAAAAAGAAGGACAAAAAGAAGCCTTCTAGAATTGCAAGGATTACTTCACCTAAACCTACAGCTAAACCAAAGAAATCATCATCTCTTTCTCCTGGCATGGCTACATGGGCAAAAGCCAATCGCAAGATGATTGAAAAGAGCGGTACTAAAAAACAACGTGCAATGCTTTCTCAGGTTGATAAAGGTAAGACAAAAGGTGTTGGTCCTGTTAAAAGCGGTGCTGAATATGGTCGGTCGCTTACTAAAGGTAAATCCACACCACTTCCCAAGTCTGCACGTAATACATCAACCTCATCTACTCCTAAAGCTAAACCAGTAGTTAAGGCTAAGCCAAAAGTAAATAACCAATCCAATAAAGACGGTACTTATGGTAAGCCTTTGCCAAGCAACCCTAAACTAAAAACTCAATTAAAGCCTAAGACTAAGCCTAAACAGTATAAAGGCGGTCAACGAGCCAGAGTAGGCAAAAGGGCTACACAACAAACAATGCAGGGTATTAAAAAAACAGTCTCTAAAGTTACCTCTAGCTTTTTTAATAAAGAAGGCGACAAAAAAACTGTAGGTGGAACTCAGTACATCTTCCAAAAAGGGCGTTGGCGTAAATATACCGTTTAATCGTTTACAACCTATACCTCAGTGAATAACTAACTAATACCGCGCTCCAAAAGGGGCGCTTTTTTTATGCCTCAACTTGCTCCTCTGGAGTGGTCTAGGCAGGCTAACCAATTACAACGAGACGCTGGTAGACCACTTGATAGAGTCGATTTAGAAAAAGAACTTGGAAAACCTAACGGAAAAGTTACTCGTGGTCAGAGTTTAGATAAAGGTGGTAACTGGAAACCTAGATCAGGTAACCGTCAACTTCAAAGTCAAACTCGTGCACAAGGTGAAAGACAGTACACTACAGATACGGCAAGATCTAACGCTACACGTATCCGTAAAGAAGCAAGAGAACAATCTCAATCTACTGAACATCAACACGTTCATGGTGCTAAGACATCTATTGGTGAACACTCCCAAAATATTGCTTCAGGCGGTATTGGCGATGACTTAGATTCCATTTCCGATCCTTATTTTAAAGAATTTAAAGATAAAGCCGAATCTAAAATAAAAAGACAATACGGAGATAAGTATGTTGTCGATATAAATGAAGTCACTGGTTATCTTCGAGTAATACCTCGTGAATACTACAATAAAGAACAGTTCCGTAGTAAGCAACCTGGTTTTGATTTAGAACCTGATATGGACGTAGACCAAGTAATTAATGGTCTACCTTTTATTGTTGCTGAAAACCTAGGCTTATCTAATACTACTTTCCCTGGCTCTAGTGCTAAACCTGGTATTCAAGTCACTGCAGGTAAAGCACAATGGAAACCTGCACCATTAGGTGGCTTTATTGGTCAAAACCGTATGCCACAGGTAACTCCTCCTACTGAAAAATACGTTCCTCCTCTTGTCCAGCAGTACAGCTATAAGTCTCACAGCAACGGGAATGGAAACGGGAATGGAAACGGGAATGGAAACGGGAATGGAAATGGGAATGGAAATGGTCACAGCAACGGAAACGGTAACGGAAACGGAAACGGAAACGGTCACAGCAATGGCAACGGTCACAGCAATGGCGGTAACAGTTCTCCCGGCTCTAATTATCCTCAGCTAAATCCTGAAGTTGATTACGAGGATATGTCTAAAAAACTTTTAGCAATCGGAGGTGCTGCTGTTGGTCTAGTCTTTGAGGGCGGTAAAGTTCTCTTAGGCGGCTCTGTAGGACCCTGAGACCGGTTGAAATACCACCCGAATACATATACATATGAACGATACCTTACAGCTCTTACAGGACGATTTTAAGATCTTTCTACAAGCACTTTGGGGACAACTAGATCTACCTTCTCCTACACGTGCTCAATACGCTATCGCTGACTACCTACAACACGGTCCTAAACGTCTACAGATACAAGCATTCCGTGGTGTAGGTAAATCCTGGATTACAGGAGCGTTCGTCCTATGGACGCTCTTTAATGACCCTGAAAAGAAGATCATGGTCATCTCAGCCTCTAAAGAACGAGCTGACAACATGTCTATCTTCCTTCAGAAACTAATTATCGAAACACCTTGGCTTAATCACCTAAGACCTAAAGCTGATGACGCACGTTGGTCTCGTATTAGCTTTGACGTTAATTGTGGTCCTCACCAAGCACCTTCAGTTAAGTCAGTCGGTATTACTGGTCAGTTGACTGGTAGCCGTGCTGACTTGATGGTCCTAGATGACATAGAAGTACCAGGTAACTCCATGACAGAACTCATGAGAGAAAAACTTCTACAACTAACAACAGAAGTAGAATCTATTCTTACTCCTAAAACAGATTCACGGATTTGTATTCTTGGTACTCCTCAGACATCATTTACTATTTATCGTAAATTAGCTGAACGTAATTACAGACCATTCGTCTGGACAGCACGTTACCCTAAAGATAAACAGAACTATGAAGGTCTTCTAGCACCTCAATTACAAGAAGATATAGACAACGGTGCTGAACCTTGGCAACCAACAGATCCTGATCGCTTTGAAGATCTAGACCTACTAGAACGTGAAGCAGCAATGGGTCGGAGCAACTTTATGCTCCAATTTATGCTGGATACCACCCTATCAGATAGTGAGAAATTCCCTCTTAAAATGGCAGACCTTATTGTTACTGCCGTTAATCCTAATACTTGTCCCGATGCAGTCATCTGGTCAAGTGACCCTCAAAACGTCATCAAAGACGCTCCCATTGTTGGCTTACCTGGAGATTATTTCTACAGTCCAGTGCAACTCCAAGGAGACTGGTTACCTTACACCGAAACAATCTGCAGTGTTGATCCGTCGGGTCGAGGAACAGATGAGACAGCAGCAGCTTTTATCTCCCAAAGAAACGGTTTCCTGTACTTGCACGAAATGCGTGCTTACAAAGATGGATACTCAGACAACACACTTTTGGATATTCTAAAAGGTTGTAAAAAATACGGAGTAACTAAACTCCTTATTGAAACTAACTTTGGTGATGGCATGGTCTCAGAACTATTCCGTAAACATATTACCCAAAATAAACAATCATTAGACATAGAAGAAGTACGTGCCAATGTCAGAAAAGAAGACAGAATTATTGACTCCCTTGAACCTGTCCTTAATCAGCATCGTCTTATCGTGGACCGTTCTGTGGTCGATTGGGACTTCAAATCAAACCCAGATGCTCCTCCTGAAGAACGACTCCTCTATATGCTTTTCTACCAAATGAGTAGAATGTGTCGTGAAAAAGGTGCAGTTAAACACGATGACAGATTAGACTGTCTTGCTCAAGGTGTTAAATATTACACGGACTGTTTAGCTATATCTGCTCAAGAACAAATAGCACTTAGAGACCTAGAAGAATGGTATGACATGAATGAAGCTTGGTTAGATAACCCTGAACAAGCTGCTCAACATATGGTCCTTGGTATGTCTTTAGGACAACGAAAACAAGCCAGAGGACTAAAGACAAACAAGTCAGTCTCTAACTGGGTTTAGGACCGGTATGGACCCTATACAGGGAGAGGGAAGGGTGGACCCTCCTCTGCGGAGGAAGGAAATCGTGTCTTAATAGACACTCCTTCCTTCTTTACTAATGTCCCTGGGAATGGACATTCTGTAAGAACAACTAACACCCAATAGACACAAGTTCTTTAATATGAACTGGATCTTATTACTATCATTATCATCGATGTTGATAATCCTAGTAATTCTTTACTAACACCACCCATTCATATGCATAATATTGAGTACATTCACTCTACTCCTGATGGTGATGACCTCGTAGCTTACATGGCTAGAGTGTCAAACCCTACTAATCAAAATAATACTCATACTGCTCCTAAGCTTATTAAATACCTTATTAAACATAAGCATTGGTCTCCCTTTGAAATGGTATCCATGTGTATTAAGATTAATACCACACGATCCATTGCAGCTCAAATTCTTAGACATAGATCTTTCTCCTTTCAAGAGTTCTCTCAACGCTATGCAGCAGTTACAGATAACCCTGTAACTCCCGCTCTCCGTAGACAAGATGATAAGAATAGACAAAACTCTATTGATGATCTAGATCCTTACACAATTCAAGAACTACAACTTAAATCTCAGTTTGTCTTTGATCAAGCTCAGATGCTCTATGATGAAATGCTTAGTGCTGGTGTAGCTAAAGAATGTGCTAGAGAAGTTCTACCTCTGGCAACACCTACAACTCTTTATATGCACGGTAATCTTAGGTCTTGGTTGACATATTGTGATCTTAGATGTGCTAATGGTACTCAGTTGGAACATAAATATATTGCTGATGAAGTTAAACAGCTAATTGCTGTTCATTTTCCAAAGTCCTACGCTGGTATGTGGTCTTATGATGCTTGATCCTGTAAAATACGTAAAATGTAAGAATTGTGGAGTAGATGTGATCATTAATGCTAATTATCCCATTACTTCCGTTGATGATTGCGTTAAATGCCGCCATAAAAAATGACAAAAATCCCTGAGACCTTATATCGATGGTACAGGGACGCAAAATCCCCGTATGGGGAGGGTCAATTGCACGCTAGATATGCAATCTAGGCGTAGATACACGCATAATGCACGCCTAACGCACGGATATGTCACGTATCACACACATACACCTGACACATCTGTGCGCCAAGCTGATAGATAGCTGAGATCCATTGGTATGACTAGCTTGTCGTCACTGATAAGAACAACTGATGTACCGATAAGCAAGGCTAATCATCCAGTGATACCAAGTCATCCCATCGAATCAGCAGCAAGATGAGTACAATTGCTCACTCCATTGACTGATCCACTGAGGTATGCTGAAACCTCTTCTACTTGTTTAACGTTAGAGTTATCGATCTCTCCTGTTAAGGTGAGAGAGATCTCTAACTTAACTACAAGTTCAGAGAAACCTCAAACTTACAACCAAATAGGCTGAGTCACCGCTTCGG